GGGGCAGTGAGAAAGGCGCTTTGGAATTTTTCTTGTTGAAGATTGCTAGCATCAACACCCATGGCAGAGTTGACATACTTGCTAGCTACTGCTGGCGCAACTAGCTGGATGCGACGCATCTGTACTCGAAGGTTAGGTATAATGTACGACTCTTCGTGTGTCTTTGGTAAGAGGCGTTGCGTCGCTAAGTAGCCCATTCCGGTAACGAGCTCGAAGTCGTTAAGTTTCTTATGCCTGTACATGAAATCGTGCATACGTGACCGGGTGGCAGAAACATGTCCAATATCCCACAATCTGTGGTTGCCATGGGTTAAGTCACCAGCAGCTTGGATTAACGGTACCACGCGCGGTGGGCGTTCAGCATCCACATGCAGAGCGTCGAAGCCATGCATGGGGAGTACACCAGCTATAGCGACAAGCATACCATACAAGTGCTCCATATCTGCTAATGGCAAGCTCGTCGTGTTGCTGAGAATGTAGCTACCTTGTTGGCGTACTTCGCGGACGGCGTTGGCTGTTTCGGGACGACTAATAAGAAATTGTGTTATGTCATACTGAATCCAACTAATATAGTAATAGTGTTCGTTGTCCCGGAAGATATAATTGTGACCGTCTCTGATTGCAATGAACGAAGCGCGTATGTCGTGCTGGTGTATTGGGCAGGTCTGGACTATCGGAACTGAGTCTCGATGGTCGCGATCCATCATGTCGCGAAAACTGTCCCCAGGGTGGGCGAGGTCAAACTCGGGGTTAAGCTGCTCCACGCGGCGTAGGCCCATAGTGTCAAGTTTTTCCAATGTCTGCCACTGAGCACAGAGAAAGCCGAGCATGAAGAGAAGAGGGTCTATGGAATCCGTGGCTTCACCGACAAGCGCGAGAATGGCGCGGTAGACCGGGTTTCTCTCAGAGGCTCTAACATGATCGAGGGCTGGGACGCGACTCAAGATGGCCAGCTGTGTAACATCCTCATCCCTGGCTTGTTCCACCTGCGAGATGACGTCTGCATAAGGTGCTGACTGTCCCTTGTCGCTCGCTACCGCTGTGAAGCAGATGCTATTAATGCCTGTGCAGGTCTCATCTTCAATTGCGATATTGACCCCGGGGGACTGCTGTGAGAAGCCGTACCCACCGACTACAGCGGCAGCGGCGTCCTTGAGCTCTCGGCCGTTGTTATTGTTGAATGAATTCCAATTACCCAGAAGCGAGTCATCGGAAATCCTTCCAAAGCTAAGTTTTAAATTTAATTTAGAAAATATTTTAGTAAAAAAGTTGAATTTCATGGCGTT